ACGTCTATGCGGATGCCGGGCATTCTCGTCTCCCTTGTTGGCGAAAACCGAGAATGCGTGGATGCGGAGGGTTGCCCGTCAGATCATGTTTCTGATATCGGGGCGGGGAAAGAGGGGCGGAGTGTTACTTGGCGTCCCCTTTGGGCGTTTTCGGCTTTACCGTGGCCCCAATGAGCCGAAGGGAGAGGTGAATCATTTCCAGCAGCAATTCTTGCTCTTCCCCAAGGTATTCATCCGAAACGCCGTGCATTTTTGCCTTTGCGGTGTGGTCCCGGATGCGATCCATCAGGTTCATTGCGTAGGTGGCGTCGATTTCAACGGTTACGGACTGCATGCGAAACCCTCTCTTGTTAAGGAGTTACGGAATGTCCTTGGTAGACTGCCCTGAATGTGGCAAGGAGATTTCTGATAAGGCGGCATCGTGCCCGCACTGCGGAATGTCGATTGCTAAAAATTCTTCGCAACCCATACAAAAAAAGAAAATGGGGTGCCTGCAACGGCTGCTACTTGGATTCGCGCTTTTTGTCGCGCTTGGGTTTATCTTGGCAAATGTTCTTGGGCCGCGAACAAAGCAAAATACGACGGTAGGCAGCGAAGGCGCGGCTAAAGAAGAACCGCAAAGAAAGCCTTACGAACTTGTGAAAATTACGAAAAATTCACTTGATCCGAGTGCGCTTGATTCAATACTTGTCATTACAGTTGAAATCACAAACTACAACAAATACCCAGTGAAAGACGTCACAATAAAATGCGTGCATAAAGCAAAAAGCGGAACGGAGATAGACTCAAACACCAGGACAATTTATGATACTTTTTACCCAAAAGAACCAAAGGTGATTGATAAATTTAACATGGGGTTTATTCATTCTCAGGTGGCGACAACAATTTGCGAAGTCACGGGAGCTGTTCAGGCCCGGTGAAGCCCCTGGCCCATAGCCCCGTGGATTTCTCGCGGGGCTTTTCCCTTGACTGTCAACTGCCCGAGGATTACGGGTTCATCATGAGTCCAGCACCTGAAAAAAGCGTATTTCTCGTCATTGACGAGCATCCTCACGAAGCCGATACTTTCCTGGCAGAAGATGCCGAGGATCTTCGGGCTATCGAAAACGCCCAGCCCGAAGAAATGGAATTTGTCCCCTGGGAAAAGATCAAGGCCGAACTTGGCCTTTAGGGAATGACCTGCGCTATCGTTCAGCCACAAGCCCGCTTCGGCGGGTTTTTTAATGCACTGTCCCGTCCTCTGGGTCTGGGGGGATCGTTACAGTTTTCGCGTGCCCAAGCTTTACAGCCTCTTCCGCACTCTCTTTAACTTCTTCCACCGCGACGCCCATGAATCTCGCTAATGTCTCCGTTGTAATGTATTCCTCGCCATTTTCATCAATGTAGTCAAATGGTATCTGGCCAAACACTTCTCTGAATTTCTCTCTAAATGCTTGAAGAACCTTGGGCGGGCCGTAATCAATTATTGCTGCATGGGCCGACTGAAAGACTCGCTTGTCCCCATTCCCCTTTACGAAATTCTCTTTATTCAATGAGATAAAGTCAAGGGCATCGACAAAATTTTCATTTAGCCCGCCCTCTAACTCACGAAGAAAATATTCATGGTTTAGCCCTGTCATTTGGACGATAGTCTTTATGCGAAGCCTTGGCCGCCCAGAGTCATCATAAAAATCAGGGGCGCGCACAGTGGCCGGTTTCTCGCAAATTTCATCTATCGCCGCCTCGGGGAGAACCCCTGTTCCTTCGCCGATCAAAACAGTCATGGCCATCCCCTTGTCTTGGGGGTGGAGCCGATCCAGGTGGAGCAGGAAAAATTCTATGGCGTCGCGCAACCCGTCTATTTCCATGTCGTATCTCCTTTTTGTTCGGAGGTACGCAAAGATTTTGCTGGTGGCAAATTCTTCTTGACTTTTTTTGAGCGGGCCAAAATTTGGGGTTGACAACCCGGCAACAAATCAATACATCAATACGCATGGACAAGGGAAAAACCAGCATAACGATCAGGCTTGACAAGGATTTTCACAAACGAATCAAGCTGCTGGCGGTTGAGAGAGACACGACCGTTAAGGGCCTGTTCGTCGGGTGCCTGAACCGTCTCTTAGAGGAGGAAGAAAGAAAAAAGAACTGACGAGGCGATGAAACGGCCCCAGCCAGAAGTTCGCACCTTCCGACCAGGGCCTAACCACAACCGAAACCACCGGAGGTTTCCGCCATGGCTGAAGCCATTGTAACCGATCCCACCGTCACGGGCAACGCGCCCGTCCTGCCCCCGTTCGTTTTCGAGGGGCACAACATCAGGACCGTGAAAGACGACTTCTTCCCCTGGTTCGTCGCCAAGGACGTTTGCGCCGCGCTTGGACTGACGTGGAGCGGGAATACGCTTCGCTCAGTTCCAGAGGACTGGAAGCGGGTAGGGAAGCTCCCGGCCCGTACTCCTGGGGTGTCGCAAAACGACATCCCAAAAACTTGCGGGTCGGAATCTCCGCACCCCAAAAAAGGCGGCTTGCGCGGGGCGATTTCCCTCATCTCCGAACCCGCCGTCTACAAGCTGGCCTTCCGCTCAAACAAGCCCGAGGCCGACCGCTTCACGAACTGGATTGCCTCGGAGGTCATCCCGGCGATCCGTAGGACCGGGCAGTATCAGGTGGCCCAGGCCGCCCTCCCCACCGGCCCCCTGGCCCCGGCCCAACAGCAAGAGCTTCAAAACATCGTCGCGGCCAAGTCCTCGGCGTTTCCGAAGGAGGCCATCGGGCGCATCCGGGCGCAAATCTGGTCGCGCGTCCACAACCGCTTCAAGGTCGCCAAGTACGATCAGATTCCGGCCGGGCAGTTCCCCGAGGCCGTGGAGTACATCGTGGCTATGACCGTCAAGAACGCCCTGGCCATTGAGGGTGAACCCCAGAAGGCCCTGCCGCCGGGAAGCGATACCGTGACCCTGCGCGACTACGCCCGATTCTACGGCAATCTGCCCGAGACGGATGAGGCCTGGAACAAGCTCGAACACCGCGCCTGCGTGGCCTACGAGGCGTTCCGTGATGAGGTCTTGGCCATCCACAAGGCCGCCTATGCGCCGTTCCACGAGCGCCGCGCCTCGAACGTGGGCAACTTCTTCGATGAGGTTATCAAGCCCTCGCGGGAGATGATGCGCACGGCTGGCGACAACGCGCACCTCGCGCTTCGGGCGCTTGCCGACGGCATCCACGGCATGGCCGCCGCGTGGCGGCTGCTGGTAAAGGGATAAGGGGGCATGACCATGACGCGCACAGACTACCGCATCGTCGGCAAGGCCCCGCTCACCCTGGAAACCATGGAACAGATCGTGCCCGGATCGGCCAAGGCCGTGGCCTATGGGATGATGGAAGTTCGGCGCGTTCTGCGCCAAGCCTCGCGCGAGGCCAGAACCGAAAACCAAAGAGAATGACCGGGGAAGCCCCGAAATCTCTCAAGGCCGCCCTTCGGGGCGGCTTTTTTGTGCATTTTTTATACATTTTTTGTTGACAACTACACAAAAAATGCGTACTTTACTTTCAACGACGAACGGGAAGGAGGATATGCCAAGCAGCACGGAAATCATCAAGAGGCTCAAGGCGGCCGGGTGGGTGTTGAAAAACGCGAAGGGGGACCACCACCACTTCGAGCACCCAGAGAAACCCGGAAAAGTGACCGTAAAACATCCAGCAAAAGACCTAAGCATAGACCTCGTGAAGAAAATAGAGAGGCAAGCGGGGACGGGGCTTAGGTAGAGAGGGGGCGGGGGCAACAACCCCCGCCGTCCCCCTGGCCGGATGAAAAATATAAAAGGAGCATCGGATATGAAAGCGTACCCCGCGATTTTCGAGCGAAACGAAAAAGGGGGATTCGTGGTCTCGTTCCCTGATCTCCCGGGATGCTTTACCGAGGGGGATACCGAGGACGAGGCCATGGCCATGGCCGTGGACGCCATGGACGGATATTTGGGCCTTATGCGCTCAAACGGGGAGGATGTCCCCGCGCCGTCGCCGTTGTCGGGCATCTCCGTTCCTTCCGGCGGATTCCTGGCCCTGGTCCCGGCGCCGAGAAACGAGGCAGACCCGGCCCCGGTTCGCATTAGTGTCTCAATCAGCCAAAAGCTGCTTTCCGAGATAGACCGGAAGTCCAAGCATGAGGGTATGACCCGCTCCGGATTCTTGGCGGCAGGAGCCCGGCAGTTGCTGCGGCAGCTTCAAGAATAACATGTGGTCCAAGGGGGACCGGTCCATTCCGGCCCCCCTTCCGCATCCACACATACTCGGTTTTCAAAGATCCTCGGCCGATGCTGCTTGGCCGGAAATTTTGCGGGCGGCGCGCAACCGCCCGGCTTATTTTTTCTTCTTGGCTTCCCTGGCGGCCTCCCAGGCTTCGACCAGGGCCGGGTACAGCGTGCGTTCGATCAAGAGCACCTTCTCGAAGTCCCGTTCTGTGCCGCCCAAGGCCTGGACCTCTTCCCGGACCACCTTGGACGGGATGTGTCCTGCCCCGCCCATGGCCCCCATGGGGCGGTCAAACTCGCTCAGTATTCGCCAGACCTTCCAGGCCAGGGCGTTGGTCGGGAAAAGGTCGGCCTCGCAAATCTCGCGGCGTGGGCATGTCTCGCAGGGAGGGGAGTTGTTGTAGATGTCGAAGCATTCATCCTGCGTCGCCTCCTGCCCCCCCGGCTTGACCCGCTCACACCACGCTAGGAGTTTTTTTCGTCGGCCTCGGCCTCGATGGCGTCGGCGCGGCCGGACTCGGCCAGCACTTCCGTGATGACGCCGCTGTGCATCTCGCACATGGCCTCAAGGGCCGCCGTCGAGTACGGGATGTCCTTGCCGTCGTCGCCGGGCAGACCGGACCAGCCCCGGATGACCTGGCGGGCCTTGGCCTTCAGGAAGCCCGGGAAATCCTTGAGCTGATAGGTCTTGGTGCGGGCGTCGTACTCCTGGTATCCGCGCGCCAGTTCCGTCTCCTCGGTGGTGGTCATGGGCACGACGGCCCACTTGACGCCCGGGGCGGACACAACCCGGATGGTGCGCTGCTTCGGCTTGAGCGAAAACTTCATGATAATTTCCCCTTGGTCCCCGATTTGTGCGGGCCGGAAGCGGCCGGGGTGTCCGCTTGTCGGGCGCGCGCCCTATCCGGCCCGCGTTTGGGCTATTCCAGGCACATGTAGAAAGAGTCCTCGCCAGCCGTGCCGAGCGCGGTCACGGGGATTTCAAGGACGGCGGTCGGCCCTTCGGACCGAAGGGTCGGCATGGTGAGCTTGACCCGGGGGTAAAACAGGCTGCACTTGTAGCCGGGCGTGTCGCCAAGGATGAACTCGACGGTGGTTTCCTCGCCGTTGAAGCCCGCATAGAACTTCTCGGCGTCGGCCTTCTTGAAGTAGACGTTCAGGTTGGTGGTGATCTTGCGGGTGTCCTCGACGTACTCTTCGGGGTACTGGGTCCCGATCACATCCGTCAGGTAGGTCTTCGGCACGTCGATGGTCAGGTCGGTGGAGCGAATACGCCCCTCGACGCCTCCGATGTAAACCTTGGTGTCCCGGCACTTGACGGCCGTTCCGATGGGTGTGGCGTCGGGCAGGTAGCCGCGAATCACGTCGTTCTCGGCCCACCCTCCGGACGGAACGGCCGTGGACAGGGTCAAGGTTTTGGTGGCCACGTTCACGGCCGTGACCGCAAAGCCAGCCCCGGCGTTATTGGCCCCCTTGGTCACGTTCTGGATGCGCGCGCCGACGGTGAACATCTTGGCGTTCGCAACCACGATCTGCGTGGCTGCAGCCGACGCACCTTCGGTCAAGGCGGACTGCCCGGCCCACCCCATGCGCATGCCCTGGCCCTTGAGGTTGAACAGGATGGCGTCCTCGTTCTTGAGTCCGGCGCCAGCGTTGTTGACCGTGACGCCCGAGCAGAACAGGATGAACCAATCCCGCATGATCCACAGGGAGCACGACGGGCTTGCCGTGGCCTGCTTGTAGATCTGGGAAAGCAAGGTGATGCTTGCGTCATCCAGCGCCGACGCAGCGGTGGTCCCGGCGTAGCCCCGCGTGCAACCGGTGAAGTTGGTCGCGGACTTGGCGGCGTAACGGATCTTCTCGGCCCCGATCTGGATGACGCCCGCCGGGGGGAGCTCTCCGCCAGCGACGGTATCGTAGGGGATGGTCACGTCATCGGCGTCGATCCCGGCCACGGCGTTGACGGCGGCGGTCACGGCCCCTGATTCCTGCTTGCTGCCCTGCATGGACTGGAAAAGGATGTCGCCCTGCGGGGCGGTGCCGGAACCGGCCATGCGCAGGTACATGGGAAGCGAGAACTCTGCCGGGGGCATGGCATCCGGGAACTGGTCAAGCACGTCCAGGGTGTCGGCCAGTTCTTTGGAATCCGTGTAGGTGGGGACCTGGTTCAGCGACGGCTCCCCGGCCGGGCAAATGAAGTGCTCGGCGGAGGGAAAAACGAGGGTCCCGGGAGTCACCTCCGGAACGGCAAAGACTTTGACGCGCTTGGATTTGGCGATGTCGGTGGACATTTTTGGGCCTCCTTGGGCGGAAGTTCCTGGTTGTTCCAGGCCCTCCGGCCTTCAAGAGGCTCCGGGGCGCGACGGGACGGGGCGCGGTTACTGTCGGCGTCTGGGCCGATGTTCGACGGCCACGCCCCCCCTGAAAACGATGCGCTGCTTGCATCTCGGGCAGACGATGCGGGCAAATTTGGGTTCCGACTCTTCGATCAGTTTGCCGCACGCCGGGCATAGGTGCTTGACCAGCACGGCGGCCGGAGGCGGCATGGTGGCGAAGTCGGAAAAATGGTCCATGGTCATTCCCCGATCCAGGCCCACCAGGGCACGGCGACGTTGACTTGATAGCTAGTCGAAAGTCCTATGCTTCCGCCGCCACCCTGGGAAACGAGCGCCCCGGCATCCTCGCCAATATCGTTGGAGTACGGCTCTCCGCACTCCACACCGCCCACATCCTGCCTGCGAAAAGCCGCCTCGATCTGCCCGGACAGGGCCAGGGCCGCGCCCGATCCGAGGCCCTTGGGCGCAAAGACCTGGACGATGAAGACGCCTGTGCGCCGGGAAAGCCCCTCGCGCCCGATCTCGGCTTCAAAGCTCTGCCCGGGCCGGAAGGCCGGGCGAATCCAGGTCGCCCCTTCCGGGGGCGTGAAGGCCACACCGGGCCACGCCACAGGGACCGTGGAGACGGCCGTGGCCAGATGCCCCTCAAGGGCGGCACGGACCTCGTTTACGGTCATGCCGTCACCTCGTAGCCCACGGACTTGGCGGCCTGGCTCAAAAATTCCGTCATCGCGGCCAGGGCCTTCGCCACGAACCCGGCCGGGGCTTGCGTGGAATGGCCCTCTTCAAGGGCCTGGACATATTCAATGTTGTTGAAAAGCACGTAGTGGTCGGATATTGGCAAATTGGCCATTACGGCGCTTACCGCCGCCCGAAAATCGACATTCTTGTAATCCCCTTCCGGCAACGCCCATTCACTGAAATCCTTGTCGAGCAACCAAGAGTTTCGGCATCGGCACGTTTCCGTGGGGTTTTCCTCCATAATCTCAAGCCAAACATCGCAAATCGCCTTGACGATGACCTTCTCGAAAACGTCCTGCTCGATCTTCTCCCCCAATTCCTCAAGCGCCCTGGCGAAGGCGTCCGCGTTCGGCTGGATGTCGGCGTACATGGCCTACCCCCTCACCTGGAGAACCCACGTTGCGCCCACGGCATCCTGGCCCACATGGATGATGGCCTTGGCCGCCCCGCCGATGACGGCCTTGTCGGCGGTGGTCGGCGAAATCGAAAGCTCGGACTGCGGGATGATGACCTTGCGGTCAGTGGTCAGGATCGATGTCCCGTCAACCTCACGCTGCCCGTAGGTGGTGACGATGCCTGTGCAGGTATTGTCCACGGGCGTGCCCGGAGTGACTGTGCCCGTGACGGGGCTATAGGTGTCCGTGGTCGGCGTGCGCATGATGGCCATGGCCTGCGGGGCGTTCGTGGCCCCGAAGCCCTTGGCGACGGCGCTTGCGGCCAGGGTGCGGATGTCGATGGCCACGCCCCTACCCCCTCACCAACTTGATCCCGCCCCCGGCCTGGATCAGCCCGGCCAGCAAGTCGCGGATCACGCGGAAATTCGTTCTCGACGGCGCCCCGGCGCCCCATTGCAGGCTCACAGCCCCGGCCACGGACAGCGAGGTCAAAGAGTCGTCGCGGGTTTCGTCGGGCTGTAAGGTGCCGGCCGTTTTCAGCTCTCGATGCGCGGCCTCACACAGGGCCTTAACCACCACGGCGGGCACGGCATTGGAGTCCAAGGCGTAGCCCTCGCGGTCGTACATATTGGACCGGGGCCAGGACAACGGGTTGTCCCGGGCGGTCTTGATGCCGCACCAGGGCAAGGCCTCGATGTAGGCCATGGCCCGCAGGATGGCCGCTTCGCGCTGTGCGTCGGTCACGCCCGTGGCCGCCCATTCGGCGTAGCCCAGAGCGGCGCAATGCGCGGTCACGGCCGCAATGGCGGCGTAGGTGTTGGCCCCGGGGACCACGGCCCCTGTTTCGATGATCAGGCTCATACGGCCCCCACAAAGGCGGCGTCAGGCCGCCCGAAAAGGTCTTCCGCGAAGCCGCCTATGGCCCGGATGCGGTCGCCCATCTCGTTTTTTACCGGCGTCCACCCGGCCCGGTATCCGTCATACGGCCCCGTAAGATGCACGCCGACGATGGCGGCCCGGGCATATCCCCACACGTCCAGGGCAAGCTGCAATCCGATCATGGCCGAACTTCCATAAAGGTGCCGAACCGGCGCGACGTTGACGCCGGGCCACGGCTGGGTTGACCACAGTTCAGGCCCGGGACGCTTGCTCCCCCAGCCGGGGAGAAGGTCCGCGTGCCACGAAACCCAGAAGCGGAAATTTTGCGGATACCAAAGCCCGGCGCGGTTGACGCAACAGGCCTCATGCGGCCCCGGACGAAGGTTCCAAAAAGCTTCAAGGTCATGTCGCGCCCCCGGTGCATCGCCGACGATCAGGCAGAGGCCGGGGGCATGGATTCCCCCACGGCGGCCCGGATCACGGCCAGGATTTCGTCTTTCTTCGTCGCCTTGGCCCCGATGGTGATGTCGTGTTTCCCGGCGTAGGCCCGAAGCTCCTTGAGGCTCATGCCGTCCAGCGGGTCGGCCGAGGTAGACGTTTCCGGGCCGGGTGCGGCGGGCGGGGAAGTATCTTCGCGCCAGCCACAGGCCAGCCAGTTTTCGACTTCAGCCGGATGCACGTCCGCCGTGACTGGCCCGCCAGGGTGCATCGGCGCATCGCGCCTCATTCGGGTCAAGATAATTTCGTCGCCCATTACATCCCCCGGAGATGTGTGGCCGCAGCCGGTGCCACGGCCACACGCAAAGTCGCTTGAAGGTTATCCGAGCAGAATGGCCAGGAATTCGGGCTTCACGCAGGCCACGCCCCAGGCAAGGCCGATTTCGTACCGAACCCGGCGATACTGCCGGTAAATGGCCACCTCGAAGGACAGCCCGGTGCGCGGATCGGTGATGACCATACGGTCGTCGGCGGCGTCGCCTTCGTCGGGGATGGCCGGTGCGCGGGTCGCGAGGACCAGGGCAGAGCGATGGAAGGCCATGTTGGCGCGGTAAGCGGCGGCCAGGGTCACGTCCTTCCCGTCGGCAACGGCGGCCATGAGGCCCGGCTTCTGGATGACCAGGGAGCCGCCGGACAGGGCGGTCTTGACCATGTACTTGTTGTCCGGGGAGTCGTCCGCGAAGTCGATCACGTCACCGGCCAGGATGGTCCCGGACCCGGTGTCCACGGCGATGGTCTGCGCGCCGATGGCGAACCCGCCGGAGGCGTTGGTGTCGTAGGTGGCCGCGCCGGTCCCGGCGGTGTGCCGCTTGATCTGCGCGGACTCGCGAACGTCGAACCCGTGCAGCGGAAGCAAGATGCCCTGCGCCCGCAGCGCGTCGGTTCCGGCCTGGTTGGCGTTGTTCATCGCGGCCAGGGTGCGTATCTTGGCCCCGGCGAGGGTGTCCACGACCATCTGGAGGTCGGTCATGGGCGCGCCGTTGTCGGCAAGGATCTTGCGGGTATAGGCCGGGTCTTCAAACCCGGTGGTTCCGCCAAAGGGCACGGTCCCGGCGGTGCCGTAGGCGCGGGAGGCGTTGTAGTACAGCGCGGCCACGTCTGCTTCCACTTCGTTGACCAGGGTGCGCATGGCCTGGGCCATTTGGCCCTGACGAAGATTCCCGTAGCCCGGGCCGCTGTTGACGCCGCGCTGCTCCTCTCCGGTCCACCGGAAGGGGACGGCCCTGGACTTGGTGATCTTGATGACCGTGGTCCCGATCTCCTGGTCGCCGGTATCGGGCGGGTTGGTCCCCGCGACGATGTCTTCGGCCGCGGCGGCGGGGAAGATGGGGACGGTCACGTCCTGGTCCTTGGCGGCGCGCGCGGCCTGCGCGTCCATGGTGACGGCCGGGATCAGGCCGGTCTGCTCCCGGGCGACGGTGTCCAAGGCCTCGTAAAGGTCGGGGACGAGTTTGGTCAGGGTGTTGGCCATGGCTCAAAGCTCCTTCTTAATCGTGGAGAACCCCGCCGCCCTTGACGTGATCCATCTGCGCCTGGGGACTCAGGGCCTCGAACTGTTGACGGGAAATGGACTTTCCGGCCCCGCTGGCCGCCTGTCCGCCTTGTCTGGCCCCGCCCCCGGGGTGGGCCGTCGAGTTCACAAGATTCTTGTTCTCGGGCTGCCCCAAGAACGCCTTGACCGCCTCGGCGGCGGGCAGGGTCTTTTCGATGCGCTTGTCACCGTCCAGGACCGTGACCGTGGTCTTCGGGACGTACTGCCCGGTGGGCTTGCCTTCGTCGTCGCGGACCTCTTCCAGGACCGTGCGCCCGGCCAGAAGCCCGTGGATTTGCTCGGCGCTGTAGGCCCCGGCTTCCTGGGCGGCCCCGAACAGGGTGGCCTTGATGGTGGAGTCCGTGAAAAGCTTCTGGAAATGGTCGGCCTGCGCCTTGACCTTGGCTTTCTCGCCTTCGGCCTCTTCCTTGGCCTTCTTGACGGCCTTCGCGGCAAGCTCTTCCTTGGTCATGACCTGGCTTTCGAGTTCATCCACCCGGGCCTTGAGCCGGGTACGCTCCTCGTCGGTCATCTTGGCGGTGTCCAGGACGGCCTGAAGGTCGGCCAGGGCTTTTTTCTTCTCGCCCAAAAGCTCGGAGTTTTTGTCCTTGAGCCCCTTCACATCGGCTTCGGGCACCACGCCGCCGTCCACGTCCAAAACGAACGCCCCGTCCCTCGGGACGTAGGCCGAACGCAGCGCCTCGGGCACCGTGTTCAAATCGGTCACTCTGAATTGCAAGCCCATGATCCCCTCCGGGGAGTGCGCCCGGCCCCAGGCAGGGCGGTAGATGTTGAAAAATGAAAAAGCCGCATTCTCTTGAGAGATGCGGCAAGCATAGCAAGGGTTTCTGGTTTTGAAGCCGGACATTTGCGGCCATATCCGGACATTTGCGGACAAATCGTCATGCCCCCTGCCCCTCCCCGCTCCGGCGCTCGGCGCTTGCAATGAAAAAGTTCTCAATTTGAGAACTTTTTCATTGACAAGGCCGGGCCGGATGGTAATATACAGCCATGAACGGGGCGGAAAAGAAAATGCGGGTTATCTCCAGGCGGACCCTGCGGGAGTATTGGGAAGGGCACGCCCAGGCCAAGGCCCCGTTGGTAAACTGGTATAATGTGATTTCTTCAAGGGCGTGGGGAAGCCTTGTTGACTTGAAGGCATATTTCTCGCGTTCTGTTGACGATGTGGGGAATGGGCATTTTGTATTTAATATCGGTGATAATTTTCGCTTAATAGCTATCATCAACTTTACTGCTCAAAAGGCTTTTGTGCGGAAGGTTATGACCCATACAGAGTATGGGCGCATAAAAAACATATCTTCTCTTTAGCATTGAACATGCCTCAAAAGCAGGGGGCGAATCATGGAACGTCTGATTAAAACCGAAGCAGAATATGAGGCGGCGCTGGCGAAGGTTGAAAGCCTTATGCACGCCAAAGCAGGGACAGAGGAATTGGATCGTCTGGAGTATTGGTCGCGGCTCGTCGAAATCTATGAAGATGAGCACTACCCGATGCCGCAGCCGACCCCCCTGTCTGCCATAGAATTTGCCATGGACCAGCAGGGTCTTTCTCGGCGCGACCTCGAACCCTTCATCGGAAGCAAGGGGGTTGTGTCCGAAGTTCTGGCTGGTAAGCGTCGGCTAACCCTGGAGATGATCCGACGCCTTCATGCCGGGCTTGGTATCCCCTTGGATACGCTGTTTCAGGACCAACCCGATGACCCCGATCCGAACCCTGACCCGTGTTCCGCCCTGAATGGCGCGGCCACCAAAGAGATGGTCAAGCGCGGGTGGCTTAAAGCCGTTGCCGAGGCGGACGAAATGCGCGCACAGGCAGGGCGATGGTTGGAGCAAGTCGGCTTTGCCTCTGTGGCGCCGGCCTTTTGCGCCCGTTCCTCCACGCGCCTCGGAATGCGTGGCGATGCGTCCTGCGTCCTGGCTTGGGTCGGGGGCCTGCGCTGCCTCGCCTCCGCCACTCCCCAGGGTGGCGTTTTCGACCGGGCGGCCTTGGACCACGTCTTTTTCAAGGGTCTTTTGGAATTGAGCACAGATCCTCGCGGCCCGGCCCTCGCCCGTGACTATCTGGCCAGATTCGGCGTCTGCATGATCGTCCTGAAGCACTTTCCCAAAACCTACCAGGATGGGGCGGCTCTCTTCGTTCCTGATGGTCGGGCCGTCGTGGGCCTGTCCTTGCGCTTCGACCGCCTGGACAACTTCTGGTTCACCTTGCTCCATGAGCTGGCGCATCTGGCCCTTGGACACGTCGAGCCGGGCGGCTTTATGGTGGATGACCTCGACGCGCGGACCATGGATGGTGTCGAGAAACAAGCCAACGCCTTTGCGGCTGATGTGGCGATCCCGTCTGAAATATGGGAGGCGACGCCTGCCAAAGATCGAACCAAGCTGAGATTCGTCTTTCAGACCGCAGAAGCTCTCAAGATCAGTCCGGCCATTGTCGCCGGGAGGGTCAGGAGGGAGACTGGCAATTACAAGCTGTTTTCCCGGTCTGTTGGGAGCGGAGAGGTTCGCAAGCTGTTTCCGGAGTGGCCCCTATGATGGCGGAACGGTTGTGCGTAAAGACTACTGTGCTATGGCCTCCCTCCGCTGGCCGTCCATCGTGACCGGCACAAACGCCGCGCCGTGGCCCTTCTGCTTCGCCAGGGCCGCCCGCAGGCGTTCGATGGTCTTGTCCTTCTCGGCCATTTCGGCGCGCAAAACCTGGATTTCCTCGGCGGCCTCGCGGTATCTGGCCTCCCAATTGATATACTGGATGAGCTTCTTGGGCTTCGCATGCGCGTCCAGGATCGCGTCTTTGACCTCGGACGAAACGGGCGCGTTGCGCTTGGCTTCCTCGCGGCGCAGGGCGGTGAAGATGGTCGGGAGCTTGTCCTGCCCGCACTGCTTGGCCGCCCGGGAGACGTAGCCGATGCCGTACTTTTCGGCCTGATCCGGAAACTTGACGTAAAGCAGTTTCGACTCCCGGAACTTGGTCATGGAAATGTCGAAGCACTCCCGAAGGTAGGTGTCAAAGTCGGCCTTGGTATAGACCGGATTCTCCTTGAAGCGCCCGGTATGCTCCAGGTAGGCCAGAATGCCGATGTACTTCCGGTGGGAGGTCAATTCTTCGGACTGGCAGGCTCGAATCGCGGCCTCAATGTCCGCGATGGGCTTACTGTCGTACTGCGCTTTCAGATGGTTGATCTTCATGGGTTCTCCTTTTAAGGGCGCACTGGAAGCGTAGGTTTCACTTTCGCCATGGCTCGCACAGGGGGAGTAGGTTTCACATTGACGCTGGCTCGCAAATACTAAATGGGGTTCGCTCCTTTTTTGGCTCGCACATGCCCGATGGATTTCATTTGGCCGCTGGCTCGCACCCCTAAAACGGGTTTCAGGCACAAATTGACTCGCATGGCGGTTTTAGGCTTCAAAACATGTCTGGCTTGCACGTTAGCGATGGAATTCACGCGAGCAATGGCTCGCACTTCACTCATGGGGTTCACATAAACACTGGCTCGCAATCATTTTCTGGGTTTCATCTGCTCGATGGCTCGCAATGCGCCGTTGAGTTTCATCAAGTTCATGGCTCGCACCCGGGGGTTGGGTTTCAGCGTTGACATGGCTCGCAGCGTTCGCATGAGTTTCATCGGGCCAGTGGCTCGCACAATGTCTATGGGCTTCACTCGGACTCTGGCAAAAACCTACGCCGCCTGCTTCACCCCGAAGTGGAACGGCTCAACGATCCCGGTGTGCCCCATGATCGTGCCCGCGTAGGGAGGCGTCACGGTCAGGCCGTCCAGCGTCCGGGCCACAGTCCAGAAGTGGGCCAGGAACAGTTTCGCCGCCTCATGCCGGGCGCGGTTCAGGCGATGCCCCTTCTTGACCTCGGGTTGTAGCCGCTCGATACGGGCCTTGCGCTCAAGCAGGAACGCGCCATAGGGGGTCTTGGTGGTCTGGCGGTTGAACTGGTCCCCGATGAGGTAGCAGGTGGCACGGCCGACGCTCGACCAATTTTGCTGCTTTCCCTTCTCGCGGTGCGGCTTCTTGCCGTCCAGGACAGCCATGCCCATGAAAGCCCACCACTTGGAGATGTTCGGAAAATCCCGAAGCTCGATCCGGTATTTGGTCACGCCGTCGCCCTTGACCGACTTCTCGCACGCCGGGCACCAGAAAGTGCCGTCCTTCTTTTCAAGGACCTCCCCGCAGGCGCACACGGGCGTAAACCTGTAGTAGTACAACATGATGAGCCGCCCCGCGATGGCCGGGCCGATGCCGGGAACGTGCTGCATCCACTCCGTGTAGATCGGCCACGCCAACAAATCCTTCTCGATGGCCCGGGACAGTCGGGCCTTGATCTGTTCAAGCCCGGAGGACTGCTTTGTGCCGTTCAAAAACGGGTCGTGTTTCGGGTCGGCGTCCGGGTTCAGGGCGTGGAGGCGGTTCTTCATGCCCGTGATGACTTTGTTCAGGGCGTCGTAGTCGCGGATGGACTTGTTCAACCGCTGAATCGCCAGTTCACGTTCCGGG